TAGTTCTTCTTTCATTCCCACGCTATCAGGGTGACTTTATTTCTCAAAGATATGAAGCAGTCATTGCTGAGAAAGAAACTATTGAACGTAAGCATACCTTTATTATGAATGAAGATTTGCCACATGATGATCCAGGCAATCAGTTTGAAATTTCGTGGGACGAAGACACAATCCTACAATACAAAATACCAAGAGTGTATGCATTCAAAAGACCAACATGGGAAGTAAACCCTACACGTAAAATAGAAGACTTTAAGTTAGCATTTTATACAGATCTTGGTGATGCCATGATGCGTTTTGCCTGTATGCCTACATACTCATCCGATGCATTCTTTAAGCAAATCGAGAAGGTTGAGAAGTGCATGAACACTAGAAACCCATTAGACTCATTTAGAAGGTTTGAAGAAACATTTAAGGCTGATGAAGATAAGATTTATTATATCCATGCTGACCTTGCACAAAAACATGACAAGTGTGCAGTTGCTATTGCTCACGTAGATAAATGGGTAAACATTCAGGTAATTAAAGACTATGAACAAGTAGCCCCTATAGTAGTTGTAGATGCCGTAGCCTGGTGGGAACCAAGAGCAGAAGGTCCAGTTAATTTATCTGAGGTAAAGCAGTGGATTATTAATCTACGTAGGCAAGGTTTTAATATCGGCATGGTTTCATTCGATAGATGGCAGTCATTTGATATTCAAAATGAACTTCAAGCCGTAGGTATTAGAACTGAAACTGTTTCGGTTGCTAAAAAGCACTATGAAGATTTGGCTATGATGATTTATGAAGAGAGAGTTTCTATTCCAAGGATACCAATTCTTCTTGAAGAAATGTCAGAGTTAAAAATAATGAAGGGTAATCGTGTAGATCACCCCCGTAAAAAATCTAAAGACTTAGCAGATGCTGTATGTGGAGCCGTATTTGGTGCCATATCTCATACTGCAAAGACTAATAATACAGAGATAGATGTCCATACTTGGAGTTCAAGCACTCGACTTGCACAAAAACAAGGGGATATGGTAGAATTAGTTAATCGGGAAATTCCTAACGACGTTAAGGATTTCCTTGATAAATTTAATCTAATATAACAACTAAAACAAGGAGAAAGATGAATTCATTTAAGAAAATTGCTATTGTCATCGCTGCAGCCCTGACTAGCACCGCTCTTGTCGGAACGCCAGCAAGTGCTGCGCCGTCAATGGCATATACAACAATGTATGACACGACAAATGGTGTCCAGGTCATTAACGGACTTGCAACAGTAACATTAACTACAGACACAAGCACTGTAACAAATGTTCAGGTATCTGGCGCAGGAAATATTGTTCTTGCTGCTGCTGGTACAAACACAACACTTTCAGTTCCAGTACAAACAAGCGGATGGTACCAAGTCACTAATGACGGAGTAGGCGCAGGATCATCAACAGTAATGTTGACAAGTGCAGTTGCTGGTGTAACAACAATTACAGCAACACCTATTCAAGCAAATGGAACACAAGGAGCAGCAGTAGTCAAGACAATTACTTGGACATCTACTGGCTCACTTGCGCCATCAACATCATATACAACAGTTTATTCTGCAAAGGGAGTAACTGCTCCTGATGCAACAACAAATGCTGTTGCTGTAGTTGGTCCAATGGCAGCACAGACTGCTGCTGCAAATGCAGTTGCAAACATTAAGGTTAACCTTCGTGATGCACTAAATAATGCAATCACAAATGGAACACTTTCTGTTACGGTTTCAGGTCCAGGATTTGTTGGTCTTGCAACAACACAGGCTGCTGCAGTCCTGGAGGGTCGTGCAGTAACTGGTACAGCAGGAGAGTATTTTATTAACGTATTTGGCGATGGAACACCTGGTGTTTCTACAATTACAATTTCTAGCGGCTCAGTAGTTCTTGCTACAAAGACATTTACATTTTCAGGAGTTGCTGCTTCATACGCAGCCGCTAAGAAGATTAGTGTTCTTAAAGTAGGTTCAAATGCTGCTGCAGTTGAGGTCACAGTTAAAGATGTAAATGGAAACTTGGTTTCCGATGGAGTAACAGTCCTTGCTACATCAGACTTACCTTCAGTTGCTACAATTGCAGCCTCAGCAACAACAGTTAATGGAATTGCAACTTTTGCAGTTCAGGGTGCATCACTAGGATCATCTACGTTTACCTTCACAAACAATGCAACAACTCCAACAGTTTCAACATCAGCAACAATGCGTGTTGGATCTTCTACAGTATCTTCTGTATCTATTGGATTTGATAAAATTGCATATGCAAATGGCGAAGTTGTTAAATTTAGCCTAAAGGCAATAGATGCATCTGGACTCCCAGTTGCTGACGGTACATATACAAACCTTCTTGCTGAAGATTTAATTTCATCTACACAACTTGGCGGATCTACTCTAGTAGGCTCAAAGTCTCCAGTATTAGTAGATGGACTTGCATCATGGAGCCTATATGCTCCACTAAGTGCTGGACCGTTTACCGTTACAGGCAAGGTTTTAGCAACATTAACTGCACTTGAGGCTAAGGCTTCAGTTGCAGATGCTAATGCTACTGCAATCGCAGAACTTATTGAATCAGTTAATGCTATGAAGTTAAACCTTCAAACAACAATTGATGCTCTTAGTGCAAAAGTTGTTTTGCTTGAAGCAAAAGCAATTTCTGATCGTGCTGCTTATGTAGTTAAATACAATAAGTTGGCTACAAAGTGGAATAAAGCACATCCAACTAAGAAGGTAAAACTTCTTAAAAAGTAATATAACTTACTAAGTTAGAGGGCTAGCCAACGCTAGTCCTCTTTCTTTTTGTATAAAAATGGTATAATCATCTTATTAGTCATAACCACCACTACGGGCTATGTAAGGAGAAAAAATTAAGAACATACTAATCAAAACAGGATTAGTGGGGTTGCTTTTAACTTTATGGATGATTTTCTCTCCTGCAGATTATGCACATGCTGGGGAAGACATGATTCAAGAATCTCCAGCGGTAGATCCAATTATGGATCCAGTAGTGATAGTCGTAATAACAACAGAGTCAATAGAGGCACAGATACAAGATGCCCAAGATTCTCTTGAAGCAGGAATGTCTACAGAGGGTCAGGCTATAATCAATGAAATTATTTCAAATGCTGGGGTATCAGAGCAAGAAGCAACAGAAATTGCTACAACTCAAGAGCCTATAGCATCGGCGGTAGAGGTAGCAAATACTGAAATTCAAGAGGCACAAGAAGCAATAACTGATGCAAATACAGCCGTTGAACTAGTTAAAGATGCAGAAGTTGCAGTTAAAGAACAAGAAGTGGTAATTGAAGAGGCAAATCTAGATGTTCAAGAAGCCGTAGTAGCAGTTCAAGATAAGGAAAATATAGTTGAAATTGTTGCACAGCAAGTAGAATCTCAAACTGCTATTGTTTCAGAAGATATTTTAGATGTTCAGCAAGCAGAGGTTGCAGTTGAAAGTTCAACTATAGAAACAATAACAAATGGAGTCACTCAAACCGTTTACCATTCTAGTGGTGGATCCTCACCAGAAATAGGTAATCAAGATCCAATATCTATAACAACCGTTCCATACATATCTGCATTTTGGGGATCTGGGTCGGTAGCAGGTGGACCAGCAGATAATGTTATTGTTAAATATGAAGCAACAATTACAGCCCCAGAAGAAGCGGTTGCACTTAAATATGCAGTCTACTCTGATGATGGAGCAAGATTATATGTGGATGGTGTGCAGGTAATTGATAACTGGAAAGATCAAGGCGCTACATGGAGTAGTTATTCTCCTACATATGATGTAACACAGAATAAGCAACACGATTTAGTTTTATGGTATTATGAAAATGGTGGTGGAGCCAATGTTAGTCTTGGATGGGGGATATGGCTTGCAGACGGTAGTGGATATTTTACTACTCCAGGGGCTGAATCATTTGGTACAGTAACCACAGAAACAGATCCTGTAGCACTTCAAGCCTTAAGCAATGCACAGGAAATTCTTAATCAAGATACTGAAATTTTAAATACGCTACATGAAAATTTTAATGTTGCATCAGAAAACCTAACATCTGCTAATCAAACCTTACAAGATAACTTAAATGTTTTAAGTTTAGAGCAGCAAAACCTCACACCACTTCAAGAAAACCTAACAATTCTTACACAAACTGCCAGCACTCTGGCTATAAATGCTGAGGTTCAAGTTCAACAAGCAGTCATTTCTATGCAAAATGCTACTCAAACCACAGTTAATTACTATGCAGAGCAGTTAGCAGCAGCCCAAGCAGAGGCTCAAAGACAAGCAGAAATAGCGGCTATAGCAGCAGCAAACGCACAAGCACAGGCTGAACAAGATGCCGCAGCAGCAGAAGCCAGAGCATTAAGAGCAGAAGCATTAGAAGCCCAAGCAGCAGCACAGAAACTAGCAAATGATGCTGCCATTGCAGAACAAAAGATTGCAAATGAAAAAGCAGCAGCAGACGCTAAGGCTGCAGAAGA